GCTTAAAAGTTTTAAGCGTTTCTTCACTCAACCCATCTAGCTCCTGCCTTCGGCAATCTAGGCTCGGCTTCCCCCCCATCTTGGCACTCAACTCCGTTGATGTGCTTTCCTGCGCCAAGGAGCTCGTGGCTTGGAAATCCTGCAATTCAGACCAGTCCGCTGGTCGTCTTGCGGACTGCGCTGGGGGGGAAGCCTCGCTGGTGTGATATAACGATATAGGCGAGGCAAGCTCGCCAATTAATATGCGGCTCGCTCACGCTCGCCGCTGCTGCGGCGATAGTAGCTGTAGTTATTGGTTGTGAATCTTAAAGTTGGGGTAGTTGGTTTTTATCCAGCCCTCCAGAAATTTTTACTAAAATTTTTTATACTTCCTTTCTTTGTGTGGCTTTGATGGGAGTTAAAGAGAAGCCAGTCGATAAGGGAAAATCTTCGCACACTCGCTGGCGTTGGGATAACTGGCAGCGTGAGGTGTTGGAGCATGATGGCAATATCACTATTAGAAGTGGCAGGCAGGTTGGCAAGAGTGTTGTCGTTGCAGAGAAAGCTGTTCGTTTTGCTTTAGGGCATGATAATTCTTCTACTCTTATTTTGGCTGCTTCTCAAAGGCAGGCTAGTTTGTTGTTTGAGAAAGTGAGGGGTACTTTGGCTTTGCGGGAGGTTGACCCTTTTGATGGCGAGCCTACGTTGAGCAAACTAACTCTTAAAAATGGCAGTAGAATCTACTGCCTTCCTGCTGGTAAGACTGGGGCTTTCATTCGTGGTTATACTATTGACCTTTTAATCATTGATGAAGCTGCTTATGTTCCTGAAGTGGTATTTAACGCAATAATACCTATGATTGCAGTTAGCAGAAAGAAGGGTTTGGGCTATATTATCCTTTTAAGCACTCCTTTTGGCAAGGGAGGTTACTTTTATCATTCTTTTGGTGACCCTGACTTTCGTCAATGGCACGTATCTTCAGAGAAGTGTCCTAGGATCCCTGGCAAGCTTTTAACAAAGGAGAGGAAGCGTTTAAGCAAAGCCCAGTATTTGCAGGAATGGTGCGGAGAGTTCGCTGAAGAATACAATCAGTTCTTCAAATCTGACTTATTGCAAAGACAAATGACGTTTATTGAGTGGAGTATGGAGGATAAATGGGCAGGCTCTAGCTTTTATTTGGGTATTGATGTTGCTCGTTATGGCGGCGATGAGAACGCTTTTGTGGTTGTTGAACTGCATAGGAACGGTTTGAACTTGCGTGCCGTGCAGTGTCACGTTACTGATATGGTTTCTACTGTTGATACGATTGGCAAAGCCATGTATCTTGATGAGGTTTTCGGCTTCAAGAAGATTTTCATTGACGACGCTGGTGTTGGCGGCGCTGTTACTGATGTTTTAGAGGAAAAACTAGGCAGAAGGGTTATGGGACTTAATAACGCCAGTAAAAGGGTTGAAGTGCAGGGTGAGGAAAAGAAAAAGGGTATTTTAAAGGAGGATTTGTACAGTAATTGTCTTGTTTTGCTGGAAAATCATAAGCTGGAATTGTTGAGCGATTCTAGGCTTTTGACGTCTATGAAGTCTATTACGTTCCAGTACACTACTGACGTGCAGAATCGTGTTAAGATTTTCGGCAATTACAGTCACTTAACTGAAGCTTTAGTACGTGCTTGTTGGTGTGTTAAGGAGCGAGGGCTCGATATTTATTTATACTAGAAGTACTATAAGTTAATTTATGGCTGATACTGGTATTTTTGCGACAACTGCTGAAGTGCAGAGGAAAACTGGAGCTGGAGCGAGTGCAACGTCTAACGTGGAAGCGTACATTAACGATTACATGACTCAAGTTGAAAGTTTCATCAATACAGTGACTAGATATAATTGGAGCGATAACTATTCTACTCTAAACGCTGACGTTAAAGGTATTTTAAAGGAAGTTGCGAGTAATCTTGCCGCTATTTACGTCATCATCTACGATATGAGCGGTTACACTAGCAGGGTAGAAGCTGAAGATATGATTAACGTCTTAAGGGACGCTGCATTAAGAGGACTGGCATTATTAAGGGATAAGAAAACGCAGGACTTTATGACAGGAGCTTAAATGGTAAAATTCGCTGACGAACACGACTTCCACAAGTACCCAGAGCTGACAAACTCTGAACTGGAAGTTATTGGACTGACAAGCCCTCATGTTCAGATAGAAAGGGACTTCAAGGCTGTTGTCGTTAAAGTTATTGACGGCGATACAGTAAAGTTAAGAACAGACTTCAGGGACTTCGACTTCAACTTGAGGTTTCTGGAAATTGACGCTCCAGAACTCTCAACAGGCGCTCCTGGAGAAGAAGCAAAAGAATACTTGACCGAATTAGTGTTTGATAAGGAAGTTGAAGTGAAAGTAAACCGCTTCAACAGAGTGGACAAATTCGGAAGATTATTGGGAAGCATAGTTACTGACGGCATAGTAGTCAATGAAGCAATGATTCATATGGGTCACGCACAGCCTTTTGACAACAGACGAGAAGGGGAGATCACGCACATCAACATTATATTGGACGAAAAACAATGGTTTTAGAATTCGGATTATTAAACAGCGGCTTATTCCCTAACAGCGGAGCTGCTGGAAGCGGTTTAGGATTCGACGAGGGAGCAAGGCGAAGAAGCGAGGGAGGTTTTGGCAGCTGGCAGTTGATAGAAGAAGTCGTTACGACTTCAGCAGCGCAGACTGTTGACTTCAGCACTCCATTGACAGGCAATAGTGACGGAAGCTATTTAATAACAGGACAGATACAGAACTCGTCAAGCAGTGACGGAAACGGATACCTATTAAGGCTGAACGGAGCAACTGTTGCAGGAAAAATGCAGATATTGCAGGGAAGCGGAAGCACGCCAACAGCTTCATCAGGAACTTCAATGGTTTTCGCAACCACAGACATAGGCGAAGGACTGGCTTTTGAGATACAAATTCCAAGAACAAAAGCAGTTACAGGACAGCAAAGGTACGCTAAAGGCGATTCAATATCAAAACAAGACCCATTGCAGTTAAGAACTTTCGGCATGGACATCACAACTCCAGCCGTAACAGCAGAGATAACAAGCGCGGGAATCACATCAGAGAACAGCTCTGGAATAGGAGCAAACTCAACCTTCAGGATATTCAGGAGCATAGGTACAGAATAAAATGCCACAAACAGATATAGGCGAAGCATTAGCAAGCGAAATAGCGAACGCTATTGAAGCGTTCATGGTAGACCCTCAAGTAACTGATGGAGTCTTGGGTCATGGTGAGTTCAAATGGCAGATGAGAAAATGGGCTGAATGGTTAGGTTTTTACAAGACTATTCCAGAACTGCAGACTGCTGTTGACGCTAAAGCTAATTGGACTATTGGAGCAGGTTTTGAAGCTGACGAAGAAACACAAATAATTCTTAACAAGATAAAAGGTCATGGTAAAGACACTTTTAATTCTATCATTGGAAACATGATAAGAACTTACACTATTGCTGGTGACGCTTTTGCTGAAATAATCAAAGACGAAGATGACATCATAATCAACTTAAAACCTTTAGACCCTTCAACAATCTGTATTATTTACAACAAGAAAGGAAGAATCATAAGGTACGAGCAGACTGAAAGAATAGACCATAAAGTAACTGCAATAAAGAAATTCCAGCCAGAAGAAATCTTCCATTTAAGCAGAAAAAGAGTTGCTGATGAAATTCATGGTATAAGCATTATCCCTTCTGTCAAATGGATTATTGAAGCAAGAAACGAAGCAATGAGCGACTGGAAAAGAGTACTGCACAGGAACATTCAGCCTTTATGGATTTTCCATTTAGATACTGACGACACTTCAAAAATTGCAGCGTTCAAGACAAAGATGGACAATGCAAGAGCTGACGGGGAAAACATGTACATTCCTAAAGGCGCTGTCGTCCCTGAACTCGTCACTACAGCAAGCAATGCAAGCTTGAACCCTTTGACGTGGATTCAGCAATTAAACGATTACTTCTTTCAAACAGTCAACGTGCCTCAAATCATTGTAGGCAACGCAAAAGAGTTCACAGACGCAAGCGGCAAAATAGTCTATCTTGCTTATGAGCAGAGCGTTAAAGGAGAGCAATTGTACATTGAAGAACAAATAGCAAATCAATTAAACGTAGTAATTCAGTTGACGTTCCCTGCAACACTGCAGCAAGACACGGTTAGCGATGGAACGCAAAGAGAAATGCAATTGGAAAGCGAGCCTTTACAGAACGCTATAGAGCCTAATAACGTGACGGCAGAATTGGAGGGTAGAACTTAAATGCCACACGGAGGAAGCACAAGCAGAAGAAGAAGTCAAAGAAGTGCAGCTTTCAAAAGAGCTCCTTTAGGACAATTCACTCCTGGAAGATTAAGCCAGTCTGACGCTAGAACAACAACGACAAGCGCAGCTCCATCAAGAGATAGTCCTTTTGTGACGTTAGACAGCGGTAGAACAGGCACGAGAGTTTCAGGATTTGAGATACAGCAAAGCCAAGCGTTCCAGAAAAAACTGGCTGAAGCAAGAGCGCAGGAAGCACAAGCTCAACTTGGTTTAGCACAGAACATTGCTGGTAGCAGGGAAAATCAGATAATAACAGGAGGGACAAGCGCAGCAAATTTTGCAGCACAACAGGGAGTGCAGGTGACTCCAGGACAGCCTCCAAGCGCAGCTGAATTTAACATCCCCTCTACTGCCGAACTGGAACAGCCTTCTACGCCCCCCACTGCAACAGAGGGCGGTAGAGGCGGAATAAAAGGAGCAATAGACAAATTTTTCGAGTTAGGTAAACAAATAGAGGTAGCACTTGGAGCAACACAAGTAGATGAACAGGGCAACACAGTAAGCTTCAACACAGAAATTTTTGGTTTAGGAGGAGGAGGATTCCGTTCTTTAATAAAAATTCCTACAAGACAAATAGCCAAGGGAACTGCAAGTAAACTAGCAAAACAAACAGCGCCAGGAGCAATCAATAAAGCAGTTGTCAAAGGAAACGTGAAAGAGTTCAACACAGTTAAAAGATGGTGGGAAAAGATCTTTTCAAAAGATAAATTAGTCACTTACACTAATCCTAAAACAGGAGCGCAAACACAAAAGATAGTTAGCACTGTAAACACGGGAACGCTTGCAGCACTAGGGACAATACTAGCAGTAGGATACGGAGCTGTAAAATCTGGAACAGGCACATTTGAAATAGGGGAACGTGACAGGCTGGAAGAAGCAGGACAAGCCGTCGAAATGAACTTAAGAGATATGGAAGACGACCCTATAGCAGTAGCAGAACTAGAAGCGCTATGGACTGACATACAAAACACAAATACATCTTGGCTTCCATTCGGTATTGGAGCATCAGTAAACGCAAAAAATTATGCAAAGTGGATGAACGAACGACTTAAGATAAGAAAAGAACACGCAATAAGAATGAGTGAAATGGCAGATGAAGGTAAAACACCTGAACAAACCGCCGACTTTTGGAGTCAATATCACAGGGACGTTCAAGCCAATGAAACAGCAGAAGCCAACGCAAGAGTTGATTACTATAACGAACAAAGATTATTGACTGAACAACAACTAGCTCAATTAAGAGCAGACATTAACGCTACTGAAAGAGCAGAAAGAAGAAAAGAAATGCAAGAAACAGCTGACTTCTGGCTTGAATATAAAAGACAGTTAGCGAAACTTGAAGAAGAAGAAAGAAAAAGAGCAGCTGCGTTCTGGCTACAGTACAGAAAAGAAATAGCTAAAATACAAGCTGAAAGCGGAAGAAGCAGATTAAACTTCGGCTTATTATAATTATTGGCGGCGAGAAAGGTTTGACTCATCTCTTTTCCCTGCTCGTCGCCGATAACTTAATGGAGGTAAAAAAACATGATTGAAACACCAATAGCAACAGGAATTGCGGCACTTATATATTCAGTATGGGGGTACTGGAAGAACAACAAAAAACACCCAAGAACAACAAAGTACAATAAAGGAAAAGCAGCTTTCACAATCGTAATGAGCCTGCTTATAGGAGTAGTCATGGCATTGACAGGCTACACGACAGGCGACCCAATCATTGACGGCGGTTTTGCTGTAACAGCAGGAAGCTTGCTGAAAAAAACATTGCAAATAATAGGAGCGTGGGAATAATGGAAGAAACAAAAGAGACTAAACAAGAAACAAAACCAGAAACAGACAACACTCTGGAAAGATTAGAGAAGGCAACAGCAGACTTGAACGCTGCTAACGCCAAGCTGGAAGCAACGAGAAAGCTTGCAGAAGCAGAAAGGCTGGAAAGAGAATCAGCAAAAATCGAGGAAACTCTGGGAGGCAGGGCAGCTGCAGTCGGAGTGCAGCAGGAAGAAAAACCCAGCGATTACGTTAAAAGGGTTTTAAAAGAGGGGTATCCGCAATGACTGACAAAACAGAGCATAACCCTCATGGAATAAAGATAGTAAGCAAAGAAGAAAAAGCATGGACTGACATCTTGGAAAGAGCAGAAGAAGATATTGACAACGCAGACCGAATGACGGCTATGAACATAGCAATAATACAGCTCGCAAAAGACAAGATAAAAGAAGCAAAGAAAAGAAAAGCTTAAATAGTTAAACCACTAGGAGGGTATTATGGCACTTGAATGGACATTGTTATACGAACTTGAGCCTCCTGTACCTATGACTGTCGCTAACGCAACAGGAATAGAAAAAGGAACACTTCTCGCATTAAGCGACCCAAACACAGCAGCAGCAGTCGGAGCAACTGACAACGCAATCATCGCAGGAGTTGCTGCTGAAGAAAAAATAGCTAGTGACGGAAAAACAAAGCTCGCAGTCTATCGCAGAGGAATCTTTAAGTGTACAGCTGGCGGGTCAATAACTGTCGGTGACATGGTAGAAAGCTCATCTGGAGCTGCTAACGAAGTCATCACGGCAACATTCACGGCTGCAGCAACTGCAAACATAATCGGCAGAGCTTTAGAAACAGCAGCAGACACAGATACTTTAATGGTAGAATTAATGCCAATGCAAATCAAAGACCCAGCATAAAGGTAAAAAAAATGGCTGATAATAGCGGACAAGCGGACATAAGAGGAATAGACATTGACAAGATGGCAAAAGGCTTTGCCGACGAAGAAAATGTATTCAAAAAATTCTGTACAATCACCCCAACATCAGCCAGAGAAATACGATACTACAGGAAAACAAGCGGTTTCTTGGATTCAGCAGACACTACAGCAATCACTGCAAGCCAGATTGCAAACACCGCAGAAAGAGCTAGACCGATTGTTGTTGAGCAATCGTGGACAAGAGTTACTGATTACGTTAGAAAATATTTTGTCGAAAGTCCGCTTATATCAATGGAAGATATTAAGGATACCGACGTTGACATACTCGCAACCAACGTGCGAGACCTTGTACGGGCAGTCGCAAGACAAGTCGACAAGAGAATATATGACGTTCTTACTACTGACAATGGAAACACCAACGCAAGCACCGCTGCATGGGACGCTGGAAGCGGACAAGATCCTATTGAGGATTTACTAGAAGCTAAACAATTAATCAGGGAAGACGGGTACAACCCCGAAGGAGCATGGCTGTTACTTTCACCTAAAGACCACAAGAACTTAATGGTGTGGCTAATCTCAACCAAAGGAGCAAGCATACCATCATTTGCTTCAAGCGCAGTTAGCGACGGAATGGTGATGGAAATTCTAGGACTTAAAGTTATGGTATCAACCAACGTGGACGCTGACGAGGCTGCCGTAGTAGTGCCAAATCGGTGTATGACTTGGAAAACATTTACTCCGCTGACCAGCGCAGTAATAGACGAGCCAGGCATGGGCAAGAAAATCAGGGTATGGGAAGAAGGAGAAGCCATCATGACTGACACTAACGCTTGCTGTATCATCACAAACACTGCTGCTTAAAAATGACTAAAGAAAAAATAGCTGATGAACTAGAGAAAGCAGAAGCTAAAGGCGACGAAAGATATAAAGCAAAACTATTGCTATCATACTTGAGAACTTATGGCGAAGAATGGCAACCTACAACGAAAAAGAAGTCAAAACCCGTTACCCAGTCGAAGAAGGCTTAACAGCTGAAACAACAAAACAAGTCGGCAAGAAATTCTTACATCCAGAAGGAAAATTAATCAACAGGCAAAAGACTTTAATACGCTGCCGAGACAGAGCTGGTATATATGGCAGATAAAGCAAAAGTTGAGACAATAGTTCGAACTCTTAGAGATATTGCTGGCGGTCAAAAATCCGTTGTTCCTTCCTTACATCTGCCAAACAATAGCAACGTCAAAGACTTTGCTAGAAAGGACATTAATGGTGGACTGACCGACGGCAATTTAATCATAGGCAACAGCGCAAACAACGCTGCTGAAGTAGCGGTTACTGGTGACGTGGCAATAACAAACGCAGGAGTCACAACAGTATCAGACTTAACAATAGCAAGTGAAGCGGCAGGAGATATTTTATACTTCAACGGGAGCAACTGGGTAAGGTTAGGAATTGGCACTGCCAGCCAAGTACTGCAGACTAACTCAGGAGCAACTGCTCCCGAATGGGCAACAGCAAGCTCAGGTGGTGCTACTAATAAGATGGAAGCTGGAAGGTTAGCAGCCAGCCAAGCAGAAACAGAAGTGTTCACAGTCACCATTGCAGGAATGACTGCTGCCAGCGCTTGCGTAAAAGTTTACTTTCACATAAACGACCCAACAGTTGCAGTCACGCACACACCAAAAATCAGGGTGAGTGACGGTACTAACACAACGGATCTCGCACTTAACGCCAGCTCACGACAGGACGGCTTCATCAACATAATGCAAGACCAGACAACAAACACTCAAGTTTCGTTTATGGGTCACTGGTACACGGGTAGCAGTACAGTCAATAACACCAACTCAAACCAAGGGACTATGAACGCTAACTGGATTACCAGCTCGTTCACTATCAGTTTAAGAATAGCAACTGGCGCTGCTGTATGCAATTGGGCAGTCCAAGTTACAAGCGGAGATGGTACTTAAAATGGCGATTTGTCAAGAATGTGGAATGATTGGGCATTATATGGACGTTGACGAGCCAGGCGGTCATGACTGCAAGCCTGATTACGTTAAAGGAAGTCCTAAAAAATTAGTTAGGCAATAATACTTTTTTCTTCAAAAATTTTTTAGTAATTTATAAACACCTCCCTCTGTCGTGGTCGTCTCTGCGATGCGAGAGCCGCCCACTCTAGATGGGAGGTTACTTGGAGATAAGAAAATGGGAATAAAAAAAATAGAAGAAATATTTGACGGCTTGCTCTGGTGCAGTGGCTGTGACGCAAATGTGTTCGCAATTTGCGAATACTGCGAAGAAGAACTGGATATAGGCAAAGCAGATATTTGGTGCGATGATGATTGCAACCATTTCTGCAGTTCTAAATGTGTGGCAGAACATAAAGCAGCTGATGTTAAACTGTCAATTCCACACATACCAACTGGACAACAAGAAATGTTTGAGAAAAAAATAGAAATGATAATGAATAAGTCTGCCTCTAAATAGGCAGAATTTTATTTTTTTTCTTACATTTATGATTCCATAACTTATCGAAGCTGGTATGGGTGCGCCAACACCCCCAGCAACGATTATACCAACCCACTTTACAACCTCGCTTGAATACATATCAAACATGCTTCTTCTTCCATAGGCTGAACGTAACCGCAACCTTCACAATACCAACTCATTTCTTACCTGCCGCAACAATGCTTTCCTTGCCCATGATGGTCACAATGTTGAAAAAGAGTACTTTACCCAGCCAACCCTTTGTTTCCCCGCCATAGGCTTGTATGATGTTCTTAACGCTATCCTTGTTTGGCTTGTACTTCTTCTGTTTTTCGTCAATCTCAACAAGTATTTGAAGCTTGTCACCGTACTCTGTGGCTTCAATCGTTGCATTGCCGACAACTACTGCCTGCTTACTCTTGCTGTTCTTTACTATTTCTACTGTTAAATAATCGCTTTCAGCGAATTGTGTTGCGTCCATTCTTCTTCACCCCTAGTCTGTAGTCATTAATAATGATTTGTTGTACTCTGCCAACAACGCCTTTAACTATTGTTCCTACTCCGACCAAGAAAACTAAAGCTCCCAGTACATAAACGAATTGTTCAATCATATTCCACCTCTAATTTTTTTTCTTTTTTCTCCTGCCAGTTCTGTGCGAGAACGTCAACAGGAGAAAGAGCGCTGTTTTCCTTCCCTGCCTGCTCTTCTTCATTACATAGGGCGTTCATGGCACACCTTAAAAAGTGGCTTAAGCTTTCATACTTATCTGCTATACCGTCAAATGTCGCTGAATCTACTATGGATTGAGCCCTGTCTAATTCTTTTTGGGTAACTCTGACGTTTATGACGGAGTGAAACTTACTCATTTTTTCCTGACCATTCCAGCATGGCTATTCCTGAACTGTCAAATGTGCGTTGGACTTCTCTGCTAGTTATCAAGCCTTCAATGTGCTTTTTTATGACAGTACTGAAGCCAGTCATTCGGTTGATTTCAGCTATCAGTTTAGCTTCATCGGCTTTTGTTCCTGCTTGCGTGCAGGCTTTGATTGCGTCTTCACATTGCTTGTAGGCAGTCAGCTTTCTTTTGTAAAAATCTACCATTGTAGCTATAGAGAAATAGAACTTCTATTTAATACTTTCTATATATACAGACACGGATCACGCACAAAGCTTCACAAATATAAATTTACAGCGTTTATTTTTTTCCCATATATCTAACGAACATTGTTCATCTTAAATTATGTGTGAACTATTTCATCATACCACACTTGCCAGTACAACAAATTTTCCCCATACTGGGTCGCTCTATGGAGCTAAAATTAGTTTGACTGCCTGCGTTCTTTGGGTTGTTTGAAATTGTTCACAAAAGATGAGCAATGTTCGGAGAATATAAAATGGAAAAAACTAAACCAGTAAAGAAGTTCAGCTTTGGCAGTGTATCTGCTAGTGTCTGGAAAAACGAAAGAAAGACAAAAGAAGGAAGGTCTTTTGTTGTCTATAGCGTATCTGTGCAAAGAGTTTACACAGATGAAAAAGGCAAGCCTGCCAACACTTCAAGCTTGAGAAAGCATGATGTTGAAGCAGCGATTAATTGCTTGCAAGCAGCTAAAGACTACTTGAAAAGCCTTGAAGTGATTAAAGTGGAGGCTCTAAAATGAGCCTTCATTTCTTTTTCTTCATGGTCACAATAGGCTTACCTCTGTTAACTATGTATATTTGTTTATGGGAAGGAGACTATAGATAAATATACTTTTTCTTCTTTTTTTTATTTCTTCCTTCACTTGAGGCTGGCGTAGCCCTAAAACTGTATGACATTGTCATACAAAATAGACAACTACCATATACCTTTTTTCCTTAAATATATATAATTATAAAAGAAAGATTTATATATTATATATGATGAAAA